AAAATGATTTTATTACAATTAATAGAAGAGTAGTAGCTTAAAAGCTGTGCAAAAGGAGCGTGTCCACTCATACTTTTTAAAGAATATGATGCACACCTACATTTATATTCTTTCTGATCAATCGTTACAGACTTAGTTTTAATGTCTCGCAACAAGCTTGCCAAACTACCTTCAGATGAGAATCCTACAAACAAAACAGTTGCATTAGGATTTGGAATTAATTCCTTTAAGTGATGTCTAACCCTTCCAACTTGGCACATTCCGCTAGTTGAAATTATCAAACAGGGTTCTTTAGAGGAAACTAAACTTTTACTTTCTTCGGATTCCTTGACAAATATAAGTTTGTCCCATCTTAATAACTCATCAAACAGCTCTTTTTCTTCTCCTTCAAGAATTTCTTCATAATCTTTAAAAATAGAAATAGCAAGAGGAGAATCAATATAAACTTTTGGTTGCCATTCTTCGTTCTTATATAACTGATAAATCATTAAAGCCAATTGCTGAACTCTACTTTGAGCAAATGACGGAATAAGAACTCGGCCTTTCATTTCTTTTATTTGCATATCAATAATAGACTTTAACTTATCTAGGTCATTTTTTCTTTCTTTGATACCGGTTTTTAAATCCGGTCTATCACCATATGTAGACTCTCCGATAAAAATATCACAGAAACAATCTATTGGTTGAAACTTTCCTACGAAATAGTTGTTAATTTCTCTATTGCCTATATCACCGGTATATCCAACAACCTTTGTGACTCCATTAATAGTTATGTACAATACAATTTGAACACCGCCCAATAAATGTCCACTAGGAATTAATTTAAAAGATATTTCATCGTCTAGATAGATTTTTTCATTTGTATTCATTTCAAAAGTATGTTCAATCATTTTATTAACATCATCAATTGAATAAATAGGAGAGTACTTTTTATCATGCTGTGAATTTATCAATAGCACATCTCTTTCTGAGATTAATGCACTATCTGTAGCCATTGTTTTTAATACTCCCATATTACCTTTGGAAATAATAACTCCACCATTACATCCATCTTTAAATAGCTTAGGACACAATAATGAGTGGTCTGCGTGTAAATGTGAGATGAATATTAAATCAATATCTCGTGCTTTAAATTCTCGTGTCTTCCTATTGTTAACTAAAAAATCCTCATACCTGTCATTACTTTGAGCCAGACCATAATCCAACAATATTTTATGGTTTGGTGTCTCAATTAAGACCCCGCTTCCAGTTACGTCCTCTGATGCTGGTTCATCTACAAAAGATACTCTGATCCCTTCCTTACTCTTTTTCTTAGCGATATTTATCACCACTTTCAGTTTTTTAGTGTTTCCAAAAATTTTTATTATTTAAAAAGTCATCCAATATCTTTTCGATATTTTCATAATTCCAATAAGGAATACGAAGTATTTCAATGTTATGATTAGAACAATAATTATTTTTGATTTCATCATAACGTTGTTGCTTTTCAAGGTCGTGATCCGGATAAACCTTTTCATAGTGAAACACGCCATCGAATTCTATAATTTTATTTACAGAATTGTTTTTTATTATTGCAAAATCGTAACGTAACAAAGTTCCGTTATCACTAAACAAATCATGAAAAGAATACTCTCTTTCGAATTCAATATTATGCTTTTTTAAATATTCAAATATTTTCTTTTCACCTTTACTTAAACCGCAACACGGGCACTTTCCGTTTCTAACTAGAATTTTTGCCGGATACTCTTTAAAATATGATTCACATATATTACAATAAAATTCGGTCTTTACACTAGATAATTCATATTTCCCAACCAATGTTATGTTATCAGTAATCTTACTCAACTTACTAATAAAATCAGCTTCAGTATCTCTTGATTTTTCACCTCTTATTTTTGCGGCACAATTTATACAAGGTGTTGTTTTAGCGACAAATACTAATCTTGCATGTTTTGATGTCCATTCATTGCCACATACAAGACATTCACAGTTTAAACTATTTAATTGCCCATTATATTTTGATTTTATTTTTATTTTTCCATCAAACTTATCCTCAATGATAGACACAAAATCATCATGCGTATAACGTATTCTTTTTGAACATTTAGGGCAGCCTTTACCGCTTAGTAATTGATTAGGGGTTGCATTCCATTCATAATTATCAAGTAAGCATCTACATTTAATTTTAGTCTTTGCGTTAATATACTCTGATAAAATTTCTATGTTATTATTTATTTTTTCCATTTTTTCAACAAAGCTTATTGTATTTGTATATTTTCCAGAACATATAGGACAACCTTTACCTTCTAACGGATTCATAGGCTTAGTATCCCATTCATGCAAATTTTTACACCTAAGTCTAATTTTGGTTTTCGTATCTACATAATCACCTATTACTTCAATATCTTTATTGATTTTTTCTAATTTGCTTTTATATAATTTTGTCTTATCTTCTTGAGATAAATTTTTATTAATTCCGATCCCCATTCTTTATGAGCCCTCTTTTGTAATCATTTAATGCTTTTAAACATTTTACATCTTCAGTCAAAAAATAGGTAGGGTGTTTAGTGTATGTTTTATGTACTTTGTCAGAAAATCCCAATTCTCTCATCTTAAATGCTTCCTGTTTAGTGATATTAATCATTTATTTCATCCTTTTATTATTTATAAATTTCCCTTAATGGGATAATAATCACGCCTGCTTAGGGACTCGAACCCCAATCGCCTTTCACAGCTACAGCAGTTTTCAAGACTGCCCTCTTACCAATTAGAGTAAACAGGCAAAATGGAGCATATCGGACTTGAACCGATGACCCCCTGCGTGCAAGGCAGGTGCTCTCCCAACTGAGCTAATGCCCCAAATAACGACCCTAGCGAGAATTGAACTCGCACTTCTACCGTGACAGGGTAGCGTCATAACCACTAGACCATAGAGCCAATAAGAAATCAGTTACGTACCTGACTCCTTCTAATACAAAGATTCACAGGGTTGCGCTTGAATCAGAGGCGTTGTGAATTCGGTTGAGAGCATTTGACCGGGAACGATCCGGCATAACCTGCTTGGAAGGCAGGTATGTTAGCCAATTACATCACAAATGCATATAAAAAGGCAGCCCCCGAAGGAACTCGTGTGCACCCGATAGGTTTCTCACTGGATACCCAGAATGGTAATTACTCCACCCAAATAAACGTAAGCATAACCAACTGCCAAACCACAGAAGGTAGGGGAATTGAACCCCTCTTACGAGAATGAAAATCTCGTGTACTTACCACTATACGAACCTCCCAAAGAATCAAGAGCTGGACATTATGTGCAACTCTCTACAGAACCGAAGTTCTCAATTCAAAAGCTCAAATTCAGTTTCAGTGCATGCACCGTCTCTGATAAAAACCTCTAACGGTTTTTGTTCATAAATTTGTCAGCGTGAAGCAGTCAACTAGCTGAAAACATCGGATTTCCGGATATCCAGTTTACGTTCTACCTTAACGGTTCTACGTTCTGCAAGTGGCCTCTTCGGCAAAATAAAAGTAGCGTAGATTTCTCTATTCTGGGACACGCTACAATCCCTCCAGTTTAGTTGCTCTGGTAAGCAGAGGGCAGTTCTACAAACTGCCAAATATATCAGGGTGACAAAAAGGCTAAACTTTGGCGATGTTTTACCCCTGACTATTTCTTACTGTCTGCAAACAATAAGAACCTTACCCAAGTTTTTACACAAGGCGTTGCAGCGTATCTTGTAAGCCTATGTATATGTGTTCCTATGTGACACATCGTTGAGAGGTGTAGGAACTTCTGTTATCATAATTCGCCTTAAGTAGCGGAACACTTTCAAATTTGCCCAGTCTTTCCTGGGTGTCAGTCCCGTCGGACGTATACTGCTTTGGTAAGCCCATACTAACGACAACCAAAGCCTTCACACTATTAATGCCCTATAGGCGCTGTTCTTTGTTGGGAGTCTATACCCTTCTTTATCGTCTCACGTTTAAGGTAGTGAATCACCTATAACGAAAACGTCATAATGACGAAATCTCAGCTCTGTCTACACTAGGATAGAAGAGTAAATAAACCTGAGACTTTCTCAGCAGCTTTCGTCTCACCACAAGATTACTAACTCGTTTGGAACACGCCGTTTGATGAATCTGGTTAATGTGCTATTTTCGGCTCTCCAGCAATTTTAGCTATGCCCACTCGTCTTTTAAAGTTCGCCATATTATTTATAAAGGTGGTAAGCAGTTAACCACCAACGTGTCTCAGGCATTTAGAGAAGGTCTTCCTTTGACATGCGTTCCTGGTTTATTCCTCACAGGTGGAAGAGTAGTGGGATTATTTATTTTCCTTTTAATTGCTACGCCCCGGAATTGAGCCGGGTTTCCCTAGCTTATGAGGCTAGGTC